CAACAAATATAATAATATAAATTATGATAAAAAAAGATATAATAAAAATAAATTTTATAAGAATTTGACATTCAATTATAAATTTTATAATTTTGATAACTTTCCAGTAAGTGAGCATTATAATAAAATAAATATAAACACTATTACAAATACGACTACTAATCGAAAAATAAATCTAATCAATATTTCGCGTATTATATATGTTATTATAATACTACTATTATCATATAAATTTTGGAATATTTTATAGATTATCTCCAGCATTAATAAAATTATATAATAAATTTTCAGGATTATGATTCTGTATTTCACCACATATTAAAATAGCACTCTCGTACATTTTACGTAAAACATCATTTGGTGCTGTTGAACCCACTTTTATAAAACCGCGTTTCATTAAAAATTTTTTTATCTCAGGCATCGATGTTTGTTTTAATAATTGTTTTTTATTCGCCACTTGTTTTCGAATTGTTTTATTAGACACTAATACAGATACTCTTGGAAATACACTTGATTTACCTACTTTATAAGTTCGTTTGTATGTTTTCTTGCGTTTTTTAATTGTTGGCACATATTTTCGATTTATATCTTTTAATTTCTCTTCTGTTTTTCTCATTATATTGACTCTATTCAAACTCTCATTCACTTTTTGTTCAATTAAATCATTGCGTGATAATGGAATATCAGTGGTTATGCTTTCAGTTGGTGGTAGATTCGATGTTTTATTACCACCTATCATTTGTGGTTCAATCGTTATAGGAATATTACTAATATTTAATGGTTTTGGAATATTTGGTATATTCGGTATATTCGGCATACCGGGCATAGTACTAGTATGTGTCGGTAGATTTTTTCGTGTTTGATTCATATAATTTCTAAATGTTGGTAAATTTCCATTTTTTAAGCAACCATAAACAGGCATTTGATTAATAGTAATATTGGGTTTTGTATGGAGGGTATCATTAGATAGTAATTGTTCTGACGAAATATTCAAATTCGTTATTTCTGATAATGGATTTATTGCAGGACTCAATAAAAGTGAATTCGATTGTATATTATTAGGATATTGTTTTAATGTATAATTTTTCATTTTATTAACAGCATCAGTTTTTTCAGTTAATGTTTGTAAATATTGTTTCGCCTCATCGAAATCTTTATTAAAATTATCTATAGTGTTTGATGAAATGGTATTATTCGTTGGCTGTTTTGAATTATTATTATCGAATAATTTTTTATATCTATCCTCTTGATGTTGTCGAATCATTTTCAATATCGATTTCTTTTTTAAAGTATCGTTTCTTTTCCGTTCAACTGGTTGTTTAACTTTAATTTCACCGTGTTCTTTCGATGGTCTTTTTTTTCGACTTGTATTATTCGATGGTAACGCAAAATCGGAAATATTAACTTTTAATATTTTCTTTTCACTCATTATTTTATTTTATTTAAATATCTATATAGTATATTTACATGAAACGAAAAGAAAAACAGCATATAAACCATTATAATGCCTAAATATAAATACTATGAATGAAATTATTTTCTTTCTTGTTTTTTTTATTGGCTATAAACGTAGAATAACCATCATTCATATCACCTAATGTAATTTTCTTTTTCAATTCAATCTGTTTTCCATATATTCTACGACCATGTGAAACCTTCACATAGGTTAATAATAATTCCATATCACGTCCATAATGTTTGAAATTATCTTTTTTGTCTTCAAACCATTTTTCGGTTAAATCATTCTCGTTTTCTAATGACCACTCCTGGTCTATTATTTTCTTTTTAAATATATTCATCAACTGTTTTGGATTATACGAATCTACATTAAATCTCCAAATAAACCGTGAATACATTCCTTTATTCACTTTAAAGAATGTTTCTTTTAATTCTTCTTCATATCCGGCTATAATAACCATTAAATCATTTTTATGATTACTCAATGCCTCGCATAAAATATCGATACATTCTTTTGAATAACTATCATTATCACCACTATTTGCCAAAGAATACGCTTCGTCTATAAAAAGCACTCCCCCTAAACATTCATCTATTACTTTTCTCGTTTTTATTGCGGTTTGCCCTAAATAACCAGCTATTAAATCATTTCGTGTTACCTTTTTGAAAACATTACTCTTCAAAATACCAATCTTGGAATACATTTTACCTATAATTTTTGCTATTTCCGTCTTACCTGTCCCAGGTGGTCCATATAAAACAGTATGTTTAAAGTCACTTGTGTTATTTCCCACATGTAATTCTTGAATAAAATAAATTAATTGATTTAAAATCGACTGTTTTATGCTATCCATTCCAATCATTTCGTTTAATTCTTTCAACTCAGCTTTGATATTATGTAGTGATTTCAAATCTATATTATATTCAGTTTCATCATCGTAATCATTTTCATCTATTATTTTTATAACATCAGATAATGTATTGATGGAAGCATCTATTGTTTTTTGTTTGGTTTTTGTAATCGTAGGAGGTAATGCTGGCATATAAATATTCGTTTCGCGTTCTTTTTGCCAAATTGAATATTGAGTTTCGGCATTTTTATTATTTAAAGTGTTCCATATTGAGCCAGAATATTTTGAATAAAAATTACTTGAACTTTCTTGTATCGAATTTTCTTGTATCGGATTTTCTAAAATTGGATAAAAATGTAAAAATACAGGTTGATTTTTTGTAGGATTTTTTATATTGATATTACCAACAAAACTTATATCATTCAAATGATTTTCTATAAAATTACTTTGAATCGCACCTGTTAATAATGAATATTGACTATAGTTATACTGTGTTTTATCATTATATGTATCTAAATAATCTATAAACCGTTTGCTATTCATTTTCTAGTATTATTATAATACAACTTTTATTTCTATTTTTAATTATATAATATTATGTAAAACTATCGAAAACTTTATACAAAAACTATTTAAAAAATTGATTATATTATTATATTAAGATTCAGATTATAATATTATAGTCAAAAATGTCAAATTACGAAATGAAATCCGCATCTGTATCTTCAACTATGTATGTCGTTCCTGAAATGAATAGCGATTTGAAAGAATCCTCCATGAAGGTGAAAATTGCTCCAAAGAAACGTACTACAAAACAAAAGGAAACCGTGCTAGATGCGTCTCCAATAAATACTAATCCAGAAACTACAAATGATATAAAAAAAATAATAGCTGAAGAAAGTGATATCCAGAAACAAATTGAATATATTCATGCTAATATTACCAACGATGAAACCAAATTATTAGAACATCTTGGTAATTATACAGAAGAACCTTTTCATATAATCGAATCTTATTTCGAGGGTCAACATCTTGACCGTTTGGTTCGTCATCAAATTGAATCGTATAATCACTTTGTTAATTATCAAATATTAAGAACTATTCAAATGTTCAATCCAGTTACAATTCATTCTGAAAATGACTATATTGCAGAAAAAGATAAATACTTTCTAGAAATTTTTATATCATTCACAAATTTTAAACTATATCCACCACAAATTCATGAAAATAATGGTGCTACGAAAATGATGTTACCACAAGAAGCCAAATTACGTAATTTCACTTATGCTTCAACCATGACCGTCGATGTTAATATTCAATATGTTGTGAGAAATACTGAAAATATGGATACTCCAAAAATAATCGAAAAGGTTTTACCCAAAATCAATATTGGTAAATTACCGATTATGTTGAAATCATCTGTATGTACATTGACACAAAATAAATTCGTTAATCATCAATATACTGGTGAATGTTCTATGGATTGTGGTGGTTATTTTATTATCAAGGGGTCTGAAAAAACCGTATTAGGTCAAGAACGTGCTGCTGAAAATCGTGTATATTGTTTTGATGGTAAAAATACTACCAAATGGAATTGGTTTGCTGAAATCAAATCGGTTCCGGATTTCAAATGTATATCTCCAAAACAAATTGAAATGATGATTGCCAGTAAAAATAATGGTTTTGGTAATGGAATATTTGTAAATATTCCTCGTATAAAACAGCCGATTGAATTATTTGTACTGTTTCGAGCACTTGGTGTGCTAAGTGATAAAGAAATTAGTCAATATATTTTATTAGATATAACCGATAAAAAACAGGTCGATTTACTACAATCCTTACAAGCATCCATGATTGACGCAAATAAATATATGACACAAGAAGATGCTCTTAGACATATCACTGCGTCCGTCGCATTTACACCAATTAATATGGATAAAGATACTGGCGCTAGAAAGAAACGCGAATTCACAATAGAAGTACTAGACAACGATTTATTTCCTCATTGTCAAACTGTTCCACAAAAATTATATTTAGTTGGTTATATGGCTAAAAAACTATTACAAACAAGTCTCGGTTGGCTTCCTCCAGATGATCGCGATTCTTATTTGAATAAACGTATTGAATTAACAGGCACTCTTTTAAATAATTTATTCAGAAATTATTTCAATAAATTAGTAAAAGAAATGCAGAAACAAATTGTACGTGAAATTAATACTGGGTCTTGGCGTTCAACTGAAGATTATGAAAATATCATTAATATGACGAATATTTATAAAATTATGAAATCGACTACTATTGAAAACGGCATTAATCGTGCTCTTTCTACTGGTGATTTCAGTATTAAACAATCGAATAGTAGTAAAGTTGGTGTTGCTCAAGTGCTCAATAGATTGACTTATGTTTCCAGTTTGAGTCATTTGCGTCGTATCAATACACCGTTGGAAAAAAGTGGTGAATTAATCGCTCCTCGTAAATTACATAATACGACGTTCGGGTTTTTATGTGCAGTAGAAACTCCGGAGGGTCAGTCGATTGGTGTAGTCAAAAATATTAGTTATATGGGTCATATTACTATTCCAACAAATAGTTCATCGTTGTATGAATATGTGAAACCTTATTTATTATCTGTAAATGATACATCTCCAACCGAAATGCATGGTAAAGTCAAAGTATTTGTAAATGGTGCTTGGTTAGGCGTTACCGACACACCTATGGAACTTTATAATGATATGAAAGATAAAAAGTATCGTGGCATTATTAATATTTATATATCTATAGTGTTTGATTATAAATCATTAGAAATACGTATATGTAATGATGGTGGTCGTTTAACACGTCCTGTTCTAAAAGTACGTGATAATAAAGCATTGATTAGTGCTGATATAATCGATAAATTAGTTTCTAAAGAAATTTCATGGAATGATTTACTAACTAACTGTAAATTAGATGAATCTGTTATCGAATATATTGACCCAGAAGAACAAAATTTTGCTATGATTGCTATGAAAAGTAAGGAAGGGTATTTACAAGACTTGACACAAAAATTCAATTATACTCATTGCGAAATACATCCTAGTACTATTTTTGGAGTATTAGCGTCATGTATTCCATATCCAGAACATAACCAAGCACCTCGTAATACGTACCAATGTCTTTCACCAAACGAACTAGTATGGATGGCGGATGGTAGTAAAAAATGTATTAAAGATGTATCTATTGGTGAAAATGTATTATCATTCAATCCAGAAACATTAGAAATAACAGAAACAGCTGTTGTAAATCAATTTGTTCGAAAAAATGAATTTCCAATTTATAAACTAAAAACAGTTAGTGGTCGTGAAATAATTGCTACAGAAGACCATAAATTGATGACAAATAAAGGATGGAAAACAATTGGACAAATGAAAGAAAATATAAATGAATATAAAATTGGTATTTTAAATGATACAAAAAATATATTAGATTTCAAAAGGGCAGAATATTTAAAAATAACAAATGCGGAATTGAATATTGATAATTGGATGAATGAAATAGTTGAAGAAAAGAACAACTGTATATTTATACCATTAGAATCTATCACAACAGAACCAGATGGATTAGTTTCTGACATAGAAGTAGAAAGTGATAATCATTCATTTATTGCGGGCTCAAATTTCCTAAGTTCAAATTGTGCCATGGGAAAACAAGCAATGGGTGTATATGCTACGAATTACGACCAACGTATGGATAAAACCGCATATGTATTAAATTATCCTAGTCGTCCATTAGTCGATACTCGATTGATGAATTTCATTCATTTGAATCGTATTCCATCTGGTACGCAAATTCACGTTGCTATTATGTCTCATACTGGTTATAATCAAGAAGATAGTGTTCTTATCAATAAGGGTTCAATCGATAGAGGTTTATTCTTGGCT